ATATATTTTACGCTCAGAATGAGCGTTATTATTACCTATCTGTTCGGTTTTAGTACTTTGAACAGGTTATCTATAGTATATATATAATATACGGAGTCGCTCCGTTTAAGACTCCGCTCCTCCTATAGAATATTAATTAATAATAATTATATTGGGGATAGTCTGCCCGTTTACAGGCACCGTTAAATCAGCGTTATTGGGGGCAACTGTGGGTCGTAAGCCAGGGGTACAAAACATCCCTAAAGATGCTGCCCAACTGCAAGTGCTAGAACTGCTATCTCAGGGTAGTACCGTAGTAGATGCTATGAAGGCTGTAGGACGCAACGACGTAACTTTCCGTCAATGGTCTATGGCAGACCCTGATTTCAAGGACAAAGCGGACAAAGCACGCCTTTCAGGCAAAGGTGTTAAAGCGGACTTAGCCAATCTTAAAGATATCCCATTTGAGGATTTCTCAGAGCAGTTCCTAGAGACTAAACTTTTTAACCACCACCTATCTTGGATAGATTTGGTAGAGGGTCGTGAACCAAGGTTCATCCATCCTGCTATGACTTATGAGCAAGCAGCAACCAACCGTGTACTTATCAACGTACCACCCGAGCATGCTAAGTCAACTGTACTTACCATCAACTACGTTACCTACCGTTTAGCAGTAGACCCTAACGTCAGAATCATTATTGTATCAAAGACGCAAGGTATGGCACGTAAGTTCCTATCTGCGATTAAGACAAGACTAAGCCATCCTAACTGGACAAAACTCCAAGTGTCCTTCGGACCTAATGGTGGCTATAAAGCAGATTCACCAACTTGGTCAGCCGACATGATTTACTTAGGCGCAGGACGTGACTCTGGTGAGAAGGACCCTACGGTACAAGCATTGGGATTCGGGTCTCAGATTTACGGCGCAAGAGCAGACCTGATTATCCTTGACGATGTGGTGATGAACGCAAACGCCCATGAGTGGGAGAAGCAAATTGAATGGCTTCAAAAAGAAGTTATCACCCGCCTAGGGCGGCACGGTAAACTGCTTATAGTAGGAACCCGTGTCGCACCTATAGACTTGTACAAAATGATACGTGACGGTGAACAATGGACTGGTGGCAAATCACCATTCACCTATATGGCTATGCCATCCGTACTAGAATTTGATGAAGACCCAAAGAACTGGAAAACACTTTGGCCCTGGACTGATAGGGCAGAAGGTGATGTAGATGAAGCAAATGAAGAAGGACTCTATCCCAAGTGGGACGGGCCTTCATTATTTACAAGACGTTCTGAAGTTGCGCCATCCGTTTGGGCAATGGTCTATCAACAAGAAGATGTCCAATCAGACTCTATCTTTGCGCCAGCAGCAGTTGCTGGATGTGTTAACGGTATGCGAAAGCGTGGACCGCTTAAACGAGATACAGCAGGGCACCCGAAGAATTTAGATTCAACCTATACTGTAATTGGTTTTGACCCAGCCGTATCTGGTAGGTCTGCTTTTGTAGCAGTTACCTATAACCGTGCTGATGGACGAGTATATGTTTTAGATTGCGTTAATATGGTTGACCCTACACCCCAGAAAGAAAATGCTCTTATTAAAGAGTGGGTGGAAAGATACAACCCACAAGAGTTTCGAGTAGAAATCAACGCCCACCAAAAGTACTATGCTATGGACTCTGAACTTAGAGAATACTTAGCATCTTACGGATGTCAACTTAACTCACACTTTACTGGTAAGAATAAGTGGGATGTTGGATTTGGTGTAGCATCTATGGCTAGCCTTTTTGGCACTATACATGACGGACGTTTTCAAGATAACAACATTTTAGAATTACCTTCTAATGAAGGTTCAGAGGGACTTAAAGCCCTAGTACAGCAATTGATTACTTGGAAGCCAGACACTAAGAATCCAACTGACTGTGTAATGGCATTATGGTTTGCTATTATTCGCATACGTGAGTTGATGCAGACATCAAGCAGAATTGGACAGTACCAAAATAACAGATGGGCAACTAGGGCGCAGAAAGCCCATAGAGGTTCACTTAATTTAGATGAAGCCTTTGCAGAGCAATGGCAAGAAAACTACGGTTAGGATATAAATGGCATTAACAATGGAGCAGGTAGCAGCACGAGTTCAATCTCTACGCTACCGTAATAGCGAGAGAGATGCTCGCAACTTAGATGTTCTTGCTGTTCGTAAAGGTAAGATTTCAGAAGTATATCCTGATTTCTTTCCAGAGGGTGTAGACGCAAATGTCGTTGCAAATTTTATTGATATTGTTGCCAGGGACCTTTCGGAGGTTATGGCGCCTCTTCCAGCGATTAACTGCTCAGCCGCTAATCAAATCAGTGACCGTGCTCGTACTTTTGCCGATAAGCGTACTCGTATTGCTAGTAATTATTTTCAACACTCTGACCTTGCAGTCCAAATGTACTCAGGAGCAGACTGGTATATAACCTACGGTTTTGTTCCGTTTATTATTGAATTAGACGAAGACGGAAAATTACCTCGCATTCGTATTGAGAACCCAGTTGGTTCGTATCCAGAGTTTGACCGATATGGTCGTTGCGTAGCATTTGCAAAAAGATACACATTAACACTTGGAGAATTGGTAAGCCAGTTTCCAGAGTATGACAGCCAACTTCTTGGTGGCCTAGGATATAAACAAGACCTAAATGGTCAGGTTGAAATGGTTCGTTATTATGACCAAGACCAATCAATTATTTATATTCCTGCAAAAGACAATTTAGTATTATCTCGAGTCAAGAATCCTCTTGGCAAGATGATGGTGGTTGTTGCACGTAAGCCGTCTATTGACAGCGAACTACGTGGACAATTCGATGACGTACTTGGAATTCAATTACTCCGCAACCGTTTCGCCTTATTGGCAATGGAAGCAGCGGAGAAATCAGTACAAGCACCGATTGTACTTCCTAGCGATGTACAAGAACTCCAGTTGGGTGGCGATGCGGTTATCCGTACTGCCAACCCAGCAGGTGTTCGACGTGTAGAACTTACACTACCACAAGGCGCATTCACCGAACAAACATTACTTAACCAAGAACTTAGAGTTGGTGCACGTTATCCAGAGGGACGTACTGGAAACATTGATGCATCTGTTGTTACAGGTCAAGGCGTACAAGCCCTTATGGGAGCCTTTGATACACAGGTTAAATCAGCACAAGCAATTTTTGCTGCAACACTTCGTGATGTTATTCGCCTATGTTTTGAAGTTGATGAAATTATTTATCCAGAAGAAAAGACCATTCGTGGTGTTGATTCTGGTTCACCATATGAAGTTACATATAAGCCAACCAAAGACATCAAGGGTGATTACTCAGCCGATGTTCGTTATGGCATGCTTGCTGGTCTTAATCCAGCCCAAGGACTTATTTTCATGTTACAGGCACTTGGAGGCAAGTTAATTTCTAAAGATATGGCTATGCGTGAGTTACCATTTACAGTTAATGTAAGTCAAGAAATTGAAAAAATTGAAATTGAAGATATGCGAGCAGCATTACTTGGTTCATTAAATGCTTACACGCAAGCAATTCCACAAATGGCTACACAGGGACAAGACGCATCTGAAGTTGTAAGAAAGATTGCTGCAGTAATTAAAGCACGCCAAAAGGGACAAGCGTTGGAAGATGCTATTGAGGCTACCTTTGCTCCACAGCAACAAGTTCCTCCTGCTGGTGCCCCCTCTCAGGTAGAGCAAACGTCCCCTGCTCCCGCTGGCGCTCCAGTAGGAGGTCCTCCTCAAGAAGCAGGAATGGCAGCACCTATGGCCCAACCGCCACAAGATGTAATGAGTTTAATATCCAGTATTGCTGGCACGGGAGAAGGAAACGCAAGCGTAAGAACTTCACGCAGAAGGTAACTAAGTAGGGGACAATGACAACAATAATTGGGATAGAACATAAAGACCGTTGTTTCTTAGTAGCCGATAGCAGAACTACAGACAATGATGGAAGAATTTACACCCATCCTGAAGTAAAAAAGATTTCAGAAAATGGTTCATTTTTAATTGCTGGTTCTGGTGAAACATTACCTTGTGATATAGCCCAACATGTTTGGGAACCACCAGTTCCTACAAAGCAAGACCGAGAAGATTTATATCATTTTATGATAGTAAAAGCAATGCCATCTCTACGCAAGTGTATGTCAGAGAATGGTTATAACTTTGATGAAGATACTAAAGAAACTCGCTTTCAGTTTATAATGGCTGTTGGTGGAGAGATATTTGATATTGACCAAGAGTTATCAATAAGCAAATCTGCAGATGGAGTATACGCTGCAGGCTCAGGAGCAGCATACGCACTTGGTGCTATACATGCTGGTGCAGATGCATATGAAGCAATGGAAATTGCATCTAAACTTACAGCATTTACAGCAGGTCCGTATATATCAAAAGAGCAACCTAGAAAAATTAAGTAGGAGGAAATCATGGTAAGTGGCGGAGCAAATGGTGGACCACAGTATAGTCCTGCTAATGTATCAGCAACTGGTGGCGCAGGTCAATCAGGAGATTTTACTGGATTTACTTATGGGATGAACAAAGCAATAAATGAATCAAGAGTTCAAGGAAATCAAGCAGTATCATCTATTAAAAGTAATTCTCCTGCAGGTATAGCACCAGAAGTAATACCCGCACCTACTCCATTAACTGCCGAGACTTCAAATCCAGAGCAAAGTATTTTAGATGGTGCACCAATTGGCGATGGAGCAATGTCTGTTCCCAATCTCCCTAAGAATCCATCTGGCGACCCTGACATAGATATGATTCGTGAGTATTATCCAATTCTAAATTGGTGGGCTAGTCAACCAGGTGCAGCACAAGGTACTAAAGATTATGTAAGGTACCTAGGAACAATTATTTAATGGCACTTTGGGATACACTAGGGCGACTCCAAGATTATTTTAAAGGGTCGAACAACCCCTCAGCCACAGACCCATTTAATATTGATGGTAGGGTCAAATTTGGAACATCACTCGATGTTGCTAGGAACCTGCCTGAAAGTCCTGCAAAATTTACCTCAAGTGTAAATCAGGCTAAAAATAAATTAGCCCAAATGAATATTGATGCATCAGCAAAACCTTTTTCCGCTAATGATGCAGCAGAACAAGCACGTCTTACAGCAATTAATGCTGCTGCTTTAACATTAGGTAAACCTGCTGGTATTGCCGCAGGTGCTGCTATTGGTTCAGTTATACCAGGAGTTGGTACTGGAATTGGTGCAGCCGTTGGAGCAACTGCATATGGCGTAGCAGAACTTGACAAAGTTACTGATGGTAAAGTTAGCCAAGCATTAATGTCTGGAACAAAAGGCGTACGTTCTAATTATGCTTTTGTCCGTGATATTGAAAAGAAAAATACTGGCATGGGACTTCTTGCTGGTATGTCAATTTTAGGTGGCGCTGCAGCAGGTGCTGCCGCTGGTTTTGCAGTAGGTGGCGTAGGAGCAATTCCTGGCGCAGCCATTGGTGCTATTGGTGCAGCACTTGGTGGATATGGTGCTGGTAAAGCAGGACGAGTTGCAGCAGAGGCTGGCTTGTTTGATGCTATAGATAAAGATATTAAAAAATCTGCTAAGTTTGCTCAAGCGGTAGAAGGACAAGAAACATATAATTTTGGTAACGATACAACACGTTTAGCATCTGTATTTACTGGAGTTAAAACATTAGGTGATACCTCTAAAGGTATTGGCGCAATAACTTCTGGTTTATTAAATTTTGGTTTTGAAACAGCACTTGCTCCTGATATCAAGGCATTGCAGGCTGGTGGTAAAGTTGCTAGGGCTGCAACAGTTGGTGGAATTACCGCTAAAACAGAAGGTGTTGTAGGTCAACAACTACAAAAAGCATGGCGTGAAGGCGAAAGAAGCGCAGAACGTTTAGTTAAAAACGTTGACTTATTAAAAAGAACTGCTGCTGGAGAAAAAACACCTTACACACCAGTACTTAAATTTTATCAAGATAATGATGCTATTACAATTCAGCAACGTCCAGAATTTAGAAACAATGAATATGGCCAAGTTGGTGCTGTATTAGTTGCAGGTAAAACTCCACAAGAGAGTAGCCTTGTTTTACGTATTGGTCAAGGCGATAAAACTGCCATTGATGAATTACAGGTAAAGCATCCAGCAACATTTGCTGAGTTAATGCGCTACGAAGGCATGATTGACATTGTTGAATCTGCTGGTTCACAAAGAGCAGCCTACGGTTTTTCTCGTGGTGGTGAAACAATTGTTTTATCTAAGAACCTACCTGATAATACTAAAATTATTGAGGCTGAACTTGCAGACCTACGTGGTCAATATGCTTGGTTAGATAAAACCTTAAGACTTGACAGCGCCCTTCAGGAAAGAACTGTATCTAGAGTTCCATTAATTGAAGCGCTTCGTAATGATATAGCAAAGCAACGCATTGCCAATAAATTAGAAGTTAATAAAAAAGACATAAGCACTAGAGATACTCGTCTAGGTAAAGCAATGCAGACACTATACCAACGTAATGGTTTAGGAGTGCTAGTACGCAAGATTGACCGCTGGACAGATGATGCACCTCATAGCACAATTAATTTTAATGACGCAATTCAAAGTTCTAGTAGAGTTAGAACGACTATTCGTGCTGGAGTAGTTGCTAAAGTTATAGTCCCAGAAGAAGGACTAAAGTTTTACAATGATTTTACAGTGGCACGTACTGAGGGACAAAAGTTAGAATTAATTAATAGTCTAACGGATACAATTTTTAGTCGTATTGCTGACAAGTATGGCGTCCCAGTAGAAATTAAAGATGTTGTGCTTGCCCAGTATTCTAAAATTATAAGAGATAACACCAATAAAGCTAAAAGTGCTAGTGCTGAAAATAGAGCATACATGATTGATGAGGCTGGGGAAGTAATTGAAGACCCTCAACTTATATCTCAATTAGCAAATGGTGGATATTTACCACCAGTTGAATTTATTGATAAAGCATTTAAGCGTTATTCAAAGAAATTTGGCGCCGAAGGTAAACTACCAATCAATACTGCCATACTTGGTAAAGCAGTAGTTGACGAGTTTCAATCAATTTGGCGTTTATTAACTCTTGCTCGTACAGGATTCCCAATCAATATTATGCGTGACTCTACGTTGCGTACTTGGGCTGACGGAGCCATGTTCTATTCTTTAAAAGAATTAGGCAAAGATGCATTAGATGATATAACAAGTGCCAATACTAGCGTTTCTAAAATTAAGCGCTGGGGCAAAGGCATGGTCGACAAAGATGCCAATATGGCTAATGTCCGTTATCAAATTAAAATTCGTGAAGACGCAATCAAAGCAGTACAACCTAGTTTAAAGCGTGCTGGATATGACCCTGCTAATCCACCTAAAGAAATATCTCCAGAGATTCAGAAGCAACTTAATTACATTGATGAAGTGAATAAGGGAATCAATGAATTACGTCGTCAAGAAAATGCTTTAGTTAAAAATATCCCATCAAAAGTTGTGGGACGTGATAAAGTAAATATTGATGGTTATGATTTTCCAGCGCCTTTTTCAGGTCGCTTTGGCGAGATAAGCAAGGCTAAGATACAAGGCAAAAGTGATATTAGAGGATTGCTTGCATCTACTCGTGAGTTAGAGTTAGCCAATATTCGCAGAGACCGTGAAGGTGGAAAGTGGATTGAGGCAGTAGAAAATGAAGATTTACATATTCGTGCATGGGATAACGTACTTAATAACCTTTTAAGAAATGATAAAGTTGCTGAAAAGATTATGCAAGGAGTCCCTGAAAAGGATATTATTGACTGGATTAAAAGTCCTGCATCTGGATTGTATACAGAACGCTTTGGAATAGTAAAAGAACTTGGTAGACCGCTTAAGATTAGCGACTCTAAGTATATTTACAATAGAGTCCTATCTGCAGTCAATCAATTTGCCCCAGACCTTAAACTACAAAAATTAGTTGTTGAAGGAAAAGCAAGTACTTTAGAATTAAAGAAGATGTATCCAGATGTTGCTTCTCGTCCTGGCGTAAGTACCGATATGGCACTTGACATGGTAGGTAGAAGTAGTGGAATTAGATACTTTTCTGACCTAGCAAAGGATGCTGTTACTTGGTTAGCGACTCAACCTACTAGTAAACTTTCTTACAATCCATATTTTGCTGCTAAGTACCAACACAAACTTCAGAGCATGGTTGCCGTAGCAAATGCTCAAGGTCGTAAACTTAGCGACATGAACATAGAACAATTTGAAGCAACCGCTAGAGCGTATGCATTAAATGAGTTCCGTGCAAAGATTAACTCATTTAACCGTGACATGAATTACCCATCACTGGTTAATTATATTATTGCATTTTTCCCTGCAGTAGTTGAGCAATATCGTGCTTATGGTAGAATTGCTTTGGAGAATCCAGAGTTCCCATTAAGAATTGCTCAGATGGCTAGAATTCCTGAGTATATTGGTCAGGTTCAAGTAGACCCATATGGTACTGAATATGTGGAAGTTACGCTTCCATTACTTGGTGGCCTTAAAGGACGCCTTCCAACATCATGGTTTAACCCAGTTAACCCTACTGGTGGGCAAATTATATCTGCTGGACCACTAGGTCAATATGCAGCCAATGCTGTAGCCAAGAGAGTTAATCTTCCCGAAGCATTTATGGAAAGAGTATTGCCATTTGGAGTTCAATCCAATACATTAGGCGCTCTTACACCAAACACTTTACGTCGTGCTGGCCAAGCATTTGAAGCATTTTTCTTAAAAGACAGCGGTGCTCAATATAATAAAGATTTAAATATGTTCATGGAAATGAAACGATTTGAATTTGAGAAAGATAACGATGGACGGCAGCCAACTGCTGCAGAACTTACTCAAATCAAAAAAGAGGCTTCAAGCGATTCAGTAAGCCTTTCAATCTTAAGAGCATTGAGTGCTGGTATTTTGCCATTACAGCCACGATATGTATCTCCATTACAAAAGTATGCAGATATATTAAGCCAATATAATAAAGAGTATGGCGCAGATGGTGACGAAAGGTTTAGTCAAGATTTCCCAGACTACTATTTGCTATCTGATTCCTTGTCAGACAAAACTTCTGGTATCCGTGCCGATGATACTTCGGTAGAATTAGTCAAAAAGAACGGTTCCACAGTTGAGTTAATGATTGCTCAATTAGGAGAAAAAGCAGACTTAACCGTTCTTGGTGCAGTATTTAATGATGATGACTATGCTTTCTCAGGTAGTGCTCAGGCATACTTAATGACCAATGCAATACCTGGAACTCGCAAAAAGTTTACTGAGCAAGCAGCAGCATTAGAAAATAATAGGTCATCAATTGTTAATAAGGGATGGCAAGACTGGACCAAAATGAAGGAGATTGTATCTCAAGCAATTGAGAGCAACAATCCACCTTATAACCCAGCAAGTGGTTATGGTAAAACTATCCTTGATGCTTATAAAGATTCATTCATTGAACAAATGAAAACTAAAAATAATCTTTGGTATGAAGAAAAGAAAAATCCTGGATTTGAAACCAAGATTAATAATACTATAAAGGTACTTACTATTGCTGCTAATACACCTAAAATGTGGGCAGACCTATCTAAGCAAACACGCTGGCATTCAGTTGCTAATTATTTAAACTTCCGATATGATATCCATGACGAATTAAAACGTCGAGGTATAACAATTGCTTCTAAGGAAGCATCAGATTTAAAAGAACAAGTCGAAAACTTTACCTATGCTTTACGTAAGCAAGATGTAAATTTTGGTAAGTTCTACGATAGATACTTTGAGGATGATAGTTTCTCATATGTATACGAAGAACCCCAATTCACAGGAGGCAAAAAATAATGTCAATGACTAACCCAGTCGTAGGTCGTGGTAGTAATACTACTCCTGTACCAAAACCTTTAATTTTCCCAACCACAGTATTAGGTGGCGGTGTAATTGACAGTATAAACAAAAAACTAGATGCAATAGGTATAACCGTAATTCCTGAAACAATAGCCTCAGTTACTTTAGTTGATAGTTTTAAGCCAGAAGAACTTTCCGTAATTTATAAACTTTTAAAACAAAGAGGTTATACTCCTAAAAAATCAATAGAGGATGTAAGGGAACTATTAAATAAAGACTCTACTATGATTTCTCTTATGAATAAATCAACTAATTTTTCTACATTTGTTAATAATTTAGAAAAAGACCTTTTGCCTGGAGTTGGAGATGAGACGCCAGCAATTCCTACACGCACTATTTCTGAACAAAGACCAGAAGTGCTTGAAAACTTAGTAACCAGTTGGTATAAACAAGTGTTAAGTCGTCCACCAAGTGCTGAGGAAAAGGCTGCTCGTCTAGCAGAAATGCAGGCAGAAATTGCTCAGGGTACAGTTACTACATCTACAAAAGTTAGAAATCCTAAAACTGGTAAAATGGAAACTGTAGTCAAATCTACTCCTGGATTTTCACAGGCTTCTTCAGAAGCAAGAATTACAGAACAATTAAAAACTTTAAATCCAGATGATTTTGACCGTGCTAAAAGAGTTGAGTTTTCTTCATGGATATCTCAGAATGTGGCGGGAGCATAAATGGCAAGTGGTACCGAAACTGCTGCTTCCTATGGAATTAGTGAAGCATTATTAATAGCATATCCTGAATTAAAAACAGTATATGATTTATTTAAAGCAGAAAAAACTGCTGAAGCATTAGAAGCGCTTTATAAGACTTCATACTACCGTAATACAAGTGCTACAGTAAAACAACGTGAGCAACAGAAACTTAATCAACCTGCTGTTTATGCAGATAGTATTGCCAAATATAAAGCAGCAGCACGTAAACGTTTAGTTTCTACTGGTATTAAAATTGATACTGCTACATTTGATTCTTTAGTTAATCAGGCATACGCAACTGGTATGGATGATAATCAACTAGACCAGGCTCTTGCAACTTCAGGAAAAATTACTGGTTTTGGTGGAAACATTCTTGGAGACACCACAGCATTAAAAACATTTGCCTCATCTTATGGAGTTAATACTTTATTAAATGAATCATATTGGAATCAAAAATCTAAAGATTTATTTTCTGGAACTGTAACCTATGAAGATATCCAAGCCGAAATTACAACTTTGGCCGCTAGTGCTTACCCAGCCTATGCTGATGGATTTACAAGAGGACAGTCACTAGATGCACAAGCATCTAATATTAGACAAAGTATAGCAACTCTTTTAGAAAGAGACCCAGACAGTATTGGTTACGATGACCCAGTAATGAAGCAATTAATCAATTGGCAAGACCCAGTAACAAAAAAGCCAGCCAGAGCGCCTCAATATATAGTTGACCAAACTATTAAAAGCACTAAGGATTGGGAATTTACCAATAATGCCATTGCAACAATTGATGCTATATCTATGAAACCGCTTACGGATTGGGGATTAATCTAATGGCTAGACCATCAGATAATGCAGATGCTAGAAGAGATGCTGCTATTGCTAAAGCAGCAGCCGAAGCAGTTACTGCCCCTAAACCTTTTGACCCAACAGCGTTGTTATCTGCTGGAAGTGGTATGGCGGCTGCAGAAAAAGCAAGACAAAGCGTACTCGCACAAGGTGGAAGTGCTTCTGGAGCAGCGGCATCAGCACGATATACTGGACAAGCCTATGATTATTACGCTAAAGAAAAAGCAATAGCAGACGCAGCAGCAGCAGCCGAAGCAGCAGCGGCAGCAGCAGCCAAAGCGGCAGCAGATGAAGCAGCAAGAAAAGCAGCCGAAGAGGCATCAAGACGAGCAGCCGTACTAGGTGGACCAACAATTGCTCCAACAGTTTCCCCTACAGGTAATATTAGTACTGCTGGAGTGTCAGTTCCTACCGTTGCAAAACCTATAATTACTGCTGAAAATGTTGAAATGTTAGCCCCTGAACGTAAGTCTATCATGGATATTCTTACTGCTAGATTTGCTCAATTTGGGCTATCAAGTCTTGTTCCAAAAATTAAAGAATTAGCAATTAGCGGAGCCACAGAAAATACTATTACTTTTGCATTACAAGAAACAGATGAATATAAAACACGCTTTAAGGCTAATCAAATTAGATTAGAAAAGAATCTTAAAGTTTTAAGTCCTGCAGAATATTTAACTGTAGAAGATTCATATCGTCAAGTATTGCGTGCATACGGATTAAAACAATTTGATACTGATGATTATGTATCACAATTTATTGCTAATGATGTATCTCCTACAGAACTTTCTAATAGAGTGGTAACTGCAGTACAGCGTGTACAAAATGCTGACCCAGCAGTATCTAGAACTCTTAGAGATTACTATGGTGTAGGTCAAGCAGATTTAGTTGCATATGTACTAGACCCTGAACAACAATTTCAAAAGATTCAACGTCAAGTTGCAGCAGCCGAAATTGGAACTGCAGCAAGAATTCAAGGACTTGAGACTGGAGTTGGGGTTGCAGAACAACTTGCAGCACAAGGAATTACGCAAGCAGAAGCACAAAAGGGTTATGCTACTATTGCAGATATTCTACCTGGTGCTAAAAAACTTAGTGATATCTATGGTACAACGCTTGAAGGTTATGACCAAGCAACTGCTGAGCAAGAAGTATTTAATCAACTAGCATCTGCACAACGTGCTAGGAAGAAGTTAACAGAAAGAGAAGTTGCTGCTTTTAGTGGCAAAACTGGTTTATCTGGAACTTCATTAGGCTCTACAACAAGAGGGCAAATATAGAATCCTACGTGAATCCATCGGCCTCACGTAGCGTACTAGACCGATAGCAAGAGCCAGGCTGGTTCCCCGACCAGAATCTGAGGCTTGCGACTACAACGAATAGAAGGGTGGGTTGCTATGAGCAACAACTACTGGGATGAAGACGAAGACGACC